TGAAACACCATGATGATCGTAAAACTTAGATAACATTGAATAGTAATGCGTAGCGGGATTCGTGCTTGTTGTTTTCGTCGCCCATGCACTACCATTCCAATCCAGAACTTTAGCACCGCAAAGAGCCGTAACATTCTTAATCGACTGCCCACGACTTTTAATCGCAACTAGAGCGGTATTTGGACGTTGGCACGGCTGGCGATCTGATACAGTTGTAACAAATGAAACTTGAGCCTGCGCTAGATAGTCCGATTGATCTGTTTTCACTGACCAGCCCGAAGTTGTCGAATAAGCGTCAAAGAATGAATGAACCGCACCCGCATAAACATAAGTAGAGGTTGTTAATCCGCTCTGAGATGTCGCATAACCCCGTTGAATTTCAATTTCATACTTAGCCTTTGGAGAAACCGTTGGATCTAATTGAACTCTAACCCCATTTCGACCACCCGTAATGTTTTGCACCTCACGCAGTCCTGAACCATTAACAAATTGACTGCTCGCTTGCCACTGATCGCCCGTTGTGCCTTGTGACAAAGCCCCTGCGGTTACAGCTGGAACATTCTGGAAGAATTGATGGCTAATATAGCCGGTTGTATCAGCCGTGCCGAAATCGTTATCCCATCTAATCGTAAGTTCTTGAATAGCTGTAGATGACAAGTTACCTACAAAGTGAATTTCTGGTAAGTTTGTCCAATCGTCATCGGTATCAGCCTCACGAAATCTTACTCTGATAGGAACCCTAACAGATGTGCCAGCCGATGAGCTTTGAATCATTCCTGACAATTGCAAGCGAATGTTTATTGCTTCCATTTTAGTGTCGTAGCGGCTTGTAAAGCGCTCCCACAAAGGAAGACTATTACCTGGTTCATCCTGATCAACTAAGAGCAAATTAGTTAATGAAAAATTTGTTAGCTCGGAGCTAATCCCATCGGACCATGAGATTTTATCGATAAATGTCTCTGTCGGATCGTCTTCAGCACCATTGATGATTTCATATTCAAACGCGTCGTTATCATCGATAGGGACACCATCAACTTGAATATCCGTTATAGAATGTTCACCATGCAATGCGAATAATCTATGGACTGTTTGCAAACCGGTATCAGCACTTAAGAACATTCTTGGTTGCGTAATCTCTGGCAAAGAAATCCTACGAATACCCGCAACAACAGGAAGATAAGCAGCCTTTGCAATTACATTGTTATCACTTTCTACATTTGAGTAAGTTGAATTTTCATTTGAACCACTCGCAATACCGTTATCTGTTGATGCAGGGAACAGAGCATTTGAAAGCAACGAAACACCCGCAGAAACAACCAAAGCTGCCGCAGTGCCAGCAAATGCCCCGAATGATGCAAACAACGCTGTACCAGCCAACCAAGGCGCTACAACTGCAACTGTAATAGCAGCAACGATAGCGAACACTGTTTTAAGGGCGCTTTTCTGTACGCGGTAACCAAACTTGAGAACGCCGCTGATTTTTGGGCGCATAAGCTTCCATGTTGCGCGGTTTACTTCAATCCATTCAGTTACATATCCTTGGGGCGCTTTAATCCAAGCTGTCAGCCCGTCTAAGTTTTCAAAGAAATGCTCTGCGATCTGCTCAACTGTGTAACCAGCCGGAACTTTATGGATATGCCCTAGCCCAACATCATGCGCAAAATTTTCAACAGCAATGTGGTTCATTGATACCTCAAAAACGCAGTAATTCTAGTTTTAATGAAACGATCTGAAATAGGCTGAAATACGCAACCCGTTTCTTCATCTGCGCTGTGAAGCACGTTACCATCGACATAAACGCCAATATGTCCGACCTTTATGCGACCAGCCCGAAGTGCAACTAAACAATGATTTTCAGGCTGATCAATTGGCTTCCAGTTAGTTGCCTGGTCAAAGCCCTCTTGAATACCCATATGACCGGCTTCGATATCACCTCTATTATCAAGCTCAATATCAAGTACATGCTTGTAATAAAGCTCGACAATGCCCCAACAATCAGCGCCGGACATTTCAGACCCACCCATTACATAAGGGATCATCAAAGCTTGATCGATAAAATCATTAATCTTCATTGCACCCATGTCCCAGGGAAAGAGTTTTGCGATGTTCGTCTATTTGGCACAGGTTCTTGCATACTCGCACGAGCGGCTAAGTGCATTTCAACCATTACGCCGCTAATTGTCGAAGACGTTGCGACGAGAAGGTTACCCGTGTCTAAAATAGCTGTGTCTGGCTCTGATGTATCAACCAAAATCATACGAACATTAATACGTCTTGTTGCGGCGTTAAGAGCACGGCCTAAAACAAGCTCAACGTTAGAGGCTGATAGGCTGGCAGTAGGTTCGTTATTCTCAGCGCTTGGAAGCTTTACGGTAATTCCCGCCGCTATGAAGACATTACCCTCAAAGGTGAAATCTTCGGTATTAATAGCGGCTCGCTCAATTATTGAGTTTCCATCCTCTTGAAACTCAAGCAAAATGATATGCGGATCTCTAACAGGGTCGCGATTGACCTTATGACGTTGTTGTGTCGTAACCGTCATTAGATTTCACTCAATTCAACTGTAATATCATAATAGTCCGTTGCCCTATGCTTTTCTTTGAACTTTGCATTGAACTGAACCGTATAAACTGTGCTTGTTTTAGGATGCGTCCATGTAAAATTCTCAACACCATGATCTAACGTAGTAGTGTAGAACGTCTCAAGCGTTGCAAGCTGCGTCTCACTTAAAAGCAATTCAAACTTGAACGTTGCTAAACTGCGGGTAAAGCGCTTGCGTCTACGTGGCGCACCCACTTCTGAACCATCAGAAACCCACGGGGACACGTCACCTTTTTCAAGTGTTCCAGATAATGGACTAGGCAATGTTGAAGGCCATGTATTTGTCATCGTGAGTTAGCCCTCGCAGCTAGACCAAATCGACCACCCGCCGCACTATCAAAACCACCTTTTGAGAATGATTTCTTCGTGTCTGCCGTTGATTGTGAGACAATGCTTGGAGCCGCTGATTGAACAACGCTCGCAGATACTTCCACCATCTCAGCTTTAAATTTCTCATCATCGCTTGTGACCTGAATGTGACCCGTTACAACAATGTTCTGATTGGCAGGTGTTGCACCTCGCATAGTTGGTGCTGACATTGTTGGTGAGCTGCCAACATAACCGCCGTCAGCATAACCTCCGTGTAAACGTTCTAAGAAGCCTAAACCAAGCTGATTAACGCGGTCTTTGCTGAATACATACTCGCCGCCGTGTACTACGCCTTTAGGCTCATACTTGCCGCCGTTGCCAGTGTAGCCGCCGCCAGAGAAACCCAACAGACTACCAAGAGAGCTTAATATTCCACCGCCAGTGCTACCCGATGTCATGCCGCCAAAGAAACTACTGATCGAATTACTAACCATAGTGTCCATGATTTTATTCAAGACGTTCATTGCAGCATCACCGAACGAGTTCCAAAAACCTTTACCAGCCTCTAGTCCGCTACGAAGATCAGAGACAAAACCATTTGTTAAATCAGCGGCGTAGTCCTTAATTTCCTTGAATTTTTCTAAGGCTTCGTTTGTGCTTTTCCTTAAGCCATTCCATGGGTCGATTGCACTACTTGCAGCACGAGATATCGACGCACCCGCGCTTGTTGCGGCCTGACCTATATCACCAAAGCTATCGGCAGCTTGATCAGCAACGCGGAGGTAAGTACTAAATGAGTTTGCGGCACCATCCGTTCCGATTACAAGTTCTTTCAAATCCCCGGCTAATTCTTCTGCACCTTCCGAGAGTTCTTTTGGGATTAAACTTGATAGCTCTGCCCATAGAGTTTTAAGCGTATGCTCTAAATCTTCATATGTACCTGTAATTTTAGCTATAACACCACCAAGTAAAACAAATCCTGCAATACTTATTTTCTTAGCTTTATTAAAAAGCATCATCGTAACGCCAGCAACGCGAATACCTTTTGCAAGCGTGATAAATGAACCCGTAAGAGCTACGATAAATGAAACAGTCTTAGCAGCAACAAACAGCTTAAACAGATCATATAAATGACTGAAATTATCAATAACAACACCAATGACGCGGATTAGACCATTAAAACCAACAGCAAGCGCATCAGCCATATTTGACAAACCCTCGCTATTGTTGATCCCATCAATCATGCGCTGACTTAGCGCAAGTAATGACGGTAATATTTGAGCGGTTAACTTATTTGCAAGACCAGTAAATGAACGCTGCAAGCGTGTAATATTGTCGTTAAAAGCTTCAGCTTGCCGCCCTGTCTGCTCGTCAAAAACCAACCCAAGATTAACAGCCTCTTTAGCCATATCTTCAAGCGCCTGAGAACCGCCATTTAATAGCGGGATCATATCAGCGCCGGATTTACCCATGACCCGCATTGCAAGCGCTGTTTTCTGCGCTCCATCAGGCATTTTTTCGAAACGCTCTGAAAGTTCAAGCATTACGTCTTTTGCTGATTTCAATGAACCATCGGAATTAGCAACCGATATGCCTAGCTCGCC